AAAGATTCCGAGCAATGTTAAACAATACTATGATCAAGCACATAATCATGTAATGAGTGCAACAAATGATGGAATCTATAAACAGATAGGCGCAGGAGGGAAATCACATTATACTTGTCCTACTGCTGCATGGGCTGGATGGTGCGATAATGCGCATTATGGATATCTATTATATACAATAAAACCAGATGGTAGTACTACTAGTTCATTCAAGGATTACAATGGCAAGGAGTTGCATCAATAGAAATGACAATCACAATTAATTTAGTAGATAAAGCAACTGGTACCATAAATGTACCCCTTCATATTCAAGCAGTGATAAGTTCAACAAATCCTATTAAGGGTATACAATGGTTATGTGATAAACAGGTTAACTATACTGTTGACTTAAATAATACACAACTTAATTTCACACCTTCTATCAATGGAGAATATACTTTTACTGTTACAGTTACAGATACTGTTGAATCAGTTTCTAAAGCAATTAAGGTTACTGTTGGAAGTGTTACTCCGACTCCAACGCCAACACCAACTCCTACACCCACACCAACGCCTACCCCGACGCCGACACCTACACCAGCACCAGGAATATTAATTTATAATTCAGACACTGATATTGATTGGTCACATGATCAAAAGATAACAGATGTTTATGGAACATTCAAACCAAATGGCAAATACTTTAGAATGAAGGCATCAGGTAGTCCAAGAATGTATATTGTTGCAGCAACTAAAGAACTGATTCTAGAACATGATGGCAAATATGGAAGAGCCTATTTCGGAGTATGCAATTATCAATCAAGACTTGAATTAGAATTCAAACTAGAATCATGTGCTCATAATTGTAGTCTTAAAACAAGGAATAGACATCAATATGCTGATATTGTTCCAAATGCACCTGATGCACAAAGACAGGGCGGAATGGGTAATGCGTGGCATTGTGATAGTGTAGAAAATGATTTGGAAATAGTTCATGGTACAGGCGGAGAAGGCGGAGCAAGTAAAGCATTAAGTCCAAAACTAGAGGCCAATAAATGGTACAAAGTTAAATTCACTCAGACAGACAATAATGGTAAAATACATATCAAAGATGAAATTGATAGAGGAGATGGACAGGGCTTCAAAGTTGCCAATGAAGGAGACGTTCCAGCACCTAGCCAATTCTTTAATAAAGCAGAATTTGAATCATGGTCTGAATTCTGGATAAGATTGAATGCAGACAGTGGTGGCAGACTCTACTTGAGAAACATCAAGATGTATTCGCTTTAACTTTATTTTTTATCCTCTATATCTTCTTCTATTTTTTTCCCTACAATCCTTGCAATGAAGATAGTCTATTTCACATTTATATTGGTGACAAGCCAAACATAGGTAATTATTCATTTACTCATCCTCTCTTAGTATTCTATGTATAATACAATCACACTCTTTTTTCTCTATCTTGCCTTTGAATCCACAATTCAAACAATTTAATCCATCATATTCAGGATGGTCCAAATTAACACGTTTCACATTACTAGAAGCACATTTAGCACAAATCATTTACTTTTTATCTCCTATATCCAAAATCATCTGGTAATCCATTGTTTTTATCCCCTTTAAACTTCACAGCATTTTCTTTTATTCTCATTTCTTTACATGGATCAGCATAAGGACAATAGCGGCACTTCCAGTTAAGAGTTAAATCAAAATTGATATGTCTTACTAGACTAGGGTCGGCATTCATAGTACCAGCCTTTAATTGTGTTGCATCTTGTTTTAGTTGTTCCATTGTTGCGTCCAATTGTTCATCAGTCATTGTATGTTCAAATTCTATGAATGGATTTTCTTCATAGTTAAGTAAACATTGTACCAGAATTATTCCTTTGTTAGAATCTGTTAGTGCCATATATGCCTCTAACTGTTTTAGATAATGTGCTTTTGGTACTTCCATCGTTTTAACCCTTGCACTTTTGGCTTCAATTGGAACACCATAAGTTTTATCAAATAAATCGATATGGCCTACAATGTCACCAAACTTTACTTCTTTCTCAATTTCAAATCTGTCTGGATATTTTTTGAGTAATGATTGTAGTGCTTCGTGTATTGCTTTTCCTGAAGTAAAGAAATTAAGGTCAGTATTGGTTAGTGGTTTTGGATCCAGTTTACGGAAACAGGCTTCTCTAGGACAAAGAGTAATATCAGAAACATGAATTCCAGGCCTTTCTTTATTATATTCTTCATAAAGTGATTCATAGAGTTGTTCTAGGTACATTTACTTTTGTCCTCTTTTAACATCTTAATTTTGTTCTCTGCTTCTTTAATGCGTCTTTTTTTCTCATCCTGTGTTATCCCAAAACCTTTTAATACCGATTTACTACTACATTTAAGAAAAACAATATCTGCTTCCCATACGTATATGATTTCTTCCTTTGTTGGTTTTCTATTAATATATTCTTGAAATTTCTTCCAATCATCATCAGATAATAAAATATCCATTACTTTTTCCCAACAATGTTCAATAATATTTCAATCAGTTCATCAATCATTGCATACAACATTTCCCTATCCATAGATTCTCTATCTCCTTCCCTATATTGCAAAAATAATGCAGATGCTTCTATATTCGATATTTTGTGACCATGTATTATAACATCACCGTTTTCAGTTATTGTTGATGGATTTTTCATATAATCTATTTTACTATCTATCTATATAAAGAATGAAGCACTAATAGTACTGTAGGGTACTAAAGGTTATCTACACTTTATATATAGTGGTTTTGACGTTATCCTAATGTTAAGTCAAATGTGCAAGTGTGGACATCATCTTTATGAGCACAAATATTTACACCTTCAAAACAATTGGGGGATGTGTTTGAAAGATGATTGCAAGTATGAATGTAAGGAGTTCAATGAATAATGATGGAATTGTTATCAAACCATTGTTTAAGATTGAATCCAAAGATAGTTCAAGTATATGATGAAATGAGGGATAAAGAATACATGGCTAGAATAATGACAGCGGAAACAATGTTGAGAAGAAGATTACATGAACGGGGATTGATTTAATGACTGCTCGTGAGTGCAAAAATGGATGCGGACGTATGATTGAATGGAATAATGAATTACGTTATTTTGAAGAAACTGCAACTGGTCAACGTCATAAGTGCCCTAATTATAAAGCAAAACAAATGAGTGAATATGAATCTAATAAGGCAAAATATGGCCAATCAAATCAATCAGTAGTAGACATATCACAAATAGAAAAAAAGATAGAAGCAATACTTGATAGAGTAAATAATACAGATGTGAATATCTTGGGAATGCTAGGTGTTCAACAGAATATACTAAACAAGGTAATGGGTGTTGAAAATGCAGATGAGATACTACGATTGGAAGGTGAAATAACAGAATTGAAAGAGGCATTAAAGACACTACAAAACGAGAAAGGATTCAAGAATGCTGGTGAGTTACAATGAGAACCGAATCTGAAGAACGTATTCCAACAAAACGAGAACTGATAAGAACATTTGGATATGATAAATTTCCTAATGATAAAGCAGATGATTGTTGTGGTGGAGAAAACCATTACTTAATCGATTTCATAACACATAGAACACAATATCATAACCAACCATACAAAGAAACAATCAGAGAATTAGAACAGTTTTTGGAGGAAATAAAATGAGAACTCTATTCTTATTTATATCACTAGCGATAATAATGTTATCTGGAATTTGTGTTGTAGTATTTGCTGATGGTGGAAATAAAAGAGAATGCGGTTCAATGAGGTGGACCGACAAAGGACATGGTGATAATAAACCAAAAGAGAAACTAAAACAAGAATCTAATTCTAAAGATATCTGCACGTTAAGTAAAGATATTGATCAGATGAAAACAAAAGGGGCGATAAAAGATTGGACTCAGTTTAAACAATCAAAGGTTTACAATACATCAACAGAAGAACAAAAGAAATGTCTAAAAGAAGGGTTTGATTCACCAGATTCTAACCATAAAAAGAATCTAGCAGAGTATGAAATTCAGTATTGCGGAACTGATAACGACTAATGAATACATTCCAATTTGCTGTTATAACAACACTGCTGCTTTACATCGCTATGTTCATAACAATACATGCACATGGTGAAGAGTTTAGAATGACACCACAATTAAATAAAGAAACTAGATTGTTGCAGACTTGTATAATGTTTAACATAAGCGATATACATTGTAATAGGATTTATGGAGGTCCAGTAGGTTAATTGGAAATCTGCGATCGTTGTAAAGACACAAAGAAATATTGTATAACTAAAGCCGTGGTAACAGTTCAAGGTGGAGATTACGATACAGGTTATAGCCCATCTGTAAGAGAATATTCATTATGTCAGGATTGTAACCACGAGTTGTATATGTTATTTAATCCACAATTAAACAAAAATGAGGATTATAAGAAATGACAGTACAACAATTATCAAAGACATTCAAAAAAGGTGAAAGTCCCGATCACATGCTGGCCGTTGATAAAGTATATGCATTTCTAGAAGATAGAAAGAAGGGTAATTGGATTATCAGTATTAATACTCCTGTTAGTTATCCTCAAGAGATTATAGACCAACTACCAGATAATAGAATACACAAAGGACATACTTTTGATGTATCAATAAATAGACCCATTATTGATCCAGATAGTAAACGTCTTATTGATGTGAAAACAATAGCATTCATAGAAATTAATGGAAATATTGGATACAAATATTATGATTATGTTGGCGCAATAAGAAGAGCCAATCCAACAAAACATTCAAAAGAATTGCAAAAAAGAAATGACAAGATAAACAAAAACTACTGCGAATTAAAAGGCATAAAGTATATAACATTACTAAAAGAAGAGATTAATGGAGATATTGCGGATGAGGATAGAATTAAGAATACGACACAATATTTGCAAAGGGAGTTATTGGAATTTATAAAATGACTGCCACTATCAACCCAACTGGAGGAATAGATTCAGATGGACCACCTATTGATAATATTAGTATTTACAACGATGTAGATTTTGATTCACCAATATATCTCAAAATATATAGATCTAGAATGAGAATGAGCCTTGCAATAACAGTAGATGCCGAACCATTTCAACCAAGATTTGATAGACTACCAGAAGATTACTATAGAATTTCTGAAGAGATAGAATTAAAATGAATATCAATTATAACATATTCGTTTATTGTGCAGGATGCGATATAAAACAGAAAAAGAAATATGGTCATAGCCAACGCTGTCCAGAATGTAAACTTGTGATGAGAAGAACCCCACGAAATCTAATATTCAGAGAGAAAGAGGTTAAAAGATACTGACATATAATCTAAAACTATTCTGGCAAACTAGACATAATCTAATGTCCTATTGTGGCAATTGTGGAACATGGCAACATAAAGGATTGAATTGTCCTGAGTGTGGTTTACAAATGCGTAGAGGTCCAAGAAAACTTAAATCAAAAATAGAGGTACGCCGATATTGAATAAAGAAAGATATTGGGCTAGACAGCAACAAAGGCTAGTATTAGGAATAAGACAATATGAAAGAACACCTGATTATAGTAAAGAATCACTTTGTAGAAAATGCGGAACCATATGGCCTAAATGCTCTCATTGTCCTAAATGTGGAGTGAGAGTTAAGAATACACAGAAGTTCAGAAAAAAGGATGACGTGCATCGATATTGAATATTAATTATCATACACATAATTACTGTCGTAGGTGCGGAACATCATATCCAAAAAATATTGGATATTGGTGTCTATTTTGCCATTATAGAATGCGTACTATTCCACATGATTATAAAACTGAGAGAGTTGTATATAGATATTGAAAGCAGGGCGTGTTGATTATGATAAAGAATCATATTGTCCCAAATGTGGAAGACAACCTAAAACAATACGCTGTATTCATTGTGATGAAAGAGTGAGAAACCATCCTAGATATATGTTACCTCATAATAAAAGAGAGCATAAACGATATTGAAAATCAAATGTCCTTTCTCTAATCTCAATGGTTGTCAGAGAGTTTTTGATGAATATCATTTTGATATGACAATGCATCTAAGAAAAGAACATGGTGATACATGGACTTATGTAACTAGTAAATATGTAAGATTATTGAGGAAAATCCATGAAAAGATAGAATCTTTTGAAAATAGTGAATGGGCAGAAGAACGAATTACACAAGAATTGAAATCTCTTTTGGAGGATAAAAATTGACAGGCTACAACAAAAAAACAGCAGGCAAATATCAATGCGGATGCTGCCTTAAATTCTATTCATTTAATGAGTTGATGGAACATATTGATAGTTAAGTGCATATATTGTCGAAAATGCAAAAGACTTATGATAAACTACAATGATCCAATATGTTATTATGAAGACTGTAGGACTGATAACAGTGCAATGCTATAGATGCAAATCAAATATGTGTGATACCGTAATGGTTATAGACGAGTATTGCTCATGTTGTAGGAGGAAGCACGTTAATAAATGACATTAGAAGAAGATATTAAAATACTCAGGGAGTTACGAAAGAGTAGTGATATAGAAGTGGCGCATATGAAAGCAGATGACATAATATTAAAATATGTACCAAGAGAATTAGCAAAAGAATATAATAAAATAGATAAGTGGTATGCATGAGTTACAAAAAAGGCAGTGATTTAAAAATAAAAGGTATTGAAAACCTGGAGGGAATGCCAGACATGACTATATATAAAACTGATAAGGTTGAATCTATTGAGGCAACTATTGGACATATACTTTATAATCTTCCACCAAAACGTACGGGATTTTGTGAAATAAAGATACAGAACATAGATCAATAATGATAATAACTACACCATGTCCTACTTGCGGAGCAGGAGAGCGGGATATTTTTCGTTTCGACCTATTTGAATGGCAATGTAGTAAATGTCATGAATGGGTTAAACCACTACAAGGTTTGGAATGTCCTAAATGTCATTATATGATCATAGCACGTAGAGAAATCCCACACTAACCCCTTTATTTCCACTCCAACATTTTCATTTTTATTATAATAATAAGTAAACTATAAATACATAATACATAATACATACATACACTTTGAGTAAGGAAATAAATGAAATTGGAAAAAGCAAACAAATGATCACAATGCAGTTACCAATTTCTCTTTTATTAAGAGTTGACAGTTTCGCAGAGAAAGAAAATTATGAATCTCGGACATCAGCATTTAAGGAGTTGTTGAATGTGGGTTTATTTATTTCAGAGAGAAAAAAAGAGTTTGAGACAATTTTCAAGAATCCTGAATTAATGGATGAATTAAATACTCAGTTAAGGGAAGGTGGATTGGTTGATTTCGTTCAGCGAATGAAATGGAATGAATTTCAAGTTGTTTGGTCAATAATGAAGAATGAAGCAAAAGATAGGAAACTTGTATAATTGTCTTGGTTTAATTTGGATGAGACTGATCCAGAAGAATCTAGAGATTTCTTAGTCAGGACAAAAGAAATGAAAGGTAGATTAGTAAAAGTCTATGATGATGAAACTGGACAAGAGTTAACTGATGATGAAATCAAGGAACTTGAAGAATTTAGTGATATGCATCCGTTCTTCCTACCAATGTTTGATCCAGATAATGAGAAAATTAAAGAGGTTAAGATTAAAAAACCTAGAAAATATAAATCTAGAATACCCATACCATCACAATTGAGAAAAGCAATATTAGAATTCAATAACAGTCAATGTTCAGAATGTGGTAGGCCTGATGCCAATCAACTACATCATAAAGATGAGAATCCATCAAACAATGCAGAAGAAAATTTACAATTATTGTGCTATCAGTGTCACCAGAGAAAACATAGAAAGAGGATCATTGAAATAAGAAAATGAGACGTTTATGTGGTAAATGCAGGAAGGAGATGACATTCTTTATCAAAAACCAAGAATGGAAATGCAAGTGCGGCTTTACTTCAAAAGAGGGAGATCATCAGACAAAGTTTGAAGTGTATTGGGTAAAGAAGTCTGGTGAAAAGTAAATGAGAAGATTAAGAATTGAAGAGATGTGGGAATATACATCTAGAGATGGGGGTAAAACTTGGTCGTTTGAACCTGTGATAAAAAAGTATAGAAGAAATCAGTATAGTAAAAAGACATTGGAGAAATATAGGTGACGATAAGTAAAGCGGAACGCTCCAAGATAAACAAACGTAATAGAAAGTTAGGTTATAGAGCAGAATATGACAGCGTTTTATTATTAAGAGGGTTAGGTTATTGGGTTATGCGCCTGAGGTCAAGACAGCAAAGAGGTGAGATGGCTCCTGTAGATGGATATTATTGGGATCCTATTAGACAAATGTTCGGATTTTTCACTACAAAGATTAGAAAAAGCCTGATAACTAAACCAGAAATAGAATCTTTGAAATACCTATCTAAAAAATATAGATGTGAAATACTATTCTTTTGGAGAGAAAGAGGAATGAAGTTTGAAGTTATTTCTTGATGAATACACCAGTGATGTCTAATTCAGTACCATACTCAATACCAGATATATCATCTTCATCCCTTAATTCTATATCACAAACCGAATCAATCAACTTGAAAATCTCTTCTTTATCCATTGGTTTATCATCTGAATGATACAAGTAATTCGTGGGGTATGTCTTACCATTAATCTCTTCGTTACTAGTATCTCTCAAATACTTTTCACGACTCTTAATATTCTTCTTTGCCTTTTGTTTACGTTCCTTGCCAACATTGGGATCCTTCAATATTTGAATTTCCTCTAATAATTGTTGTTCAGCCTTCTGTATAATATCCGTGTTTTTACTTACCATAGATTCAATATAAAGATATCCTATTAGAAAAGCATCAAAAACGGTAGAATACTTAAATATATGCTACTATTTATACTTTATAAGCGTTGATTTTTTCCCAAAGTGCAGGGCACGTTAGAAGGGTTCTGGGTTAGGCAAAAGCCAACCCTCCAAATCTTATACTTCCCTTACGCAAAAAGTAACAACTTTTTGTATATTGGAACAGTTAGAAGGACAGTTAACACAACTACAAGAACGTTACATTTTTCTGATAAAGGAAATTGTTATACAAGACAAGTCATCATATGGTAGATTAAAAAAGAATGTAAAAGAAGCCGAGAGAATCAAGGTACAACAATTTCAATCAGGTGAATGGGAGGGACCATTAGAACGTATAGGTTTACAAATAAAAGAGGATTTATTAAATGAAGGATATAGATCAACACAATTACGTGTAATCTATGAACTTATCGAACAAGATCATAAAAGAAAATGGGAAAGTGGTGAAAGTGCTGATCAGCACTTTGATGACTCAATATTTGATCAGACAGAAGAATGGGCACTAAAGGCGTTATCTGATCCACAATTAGATAAACTATCACTTGCACAAGTCACTGAGGTTCTAAAACATGAAATAGACATGCGCAAGTCTAGAAAAACAATAGACAATGATAGAATAAAACACCTTTTAGAATATGCAAAAAAAAGGACAATTCAATTAGTAAATAAGGTAACTAAACAGCAAACAAACCCAGAAGATCAAGGATTATCAGAAACCTTTGCACTGTTGGGAGAATTAGGAGGTATGTTCAAAGTGTTATCTGATATGTGTTATGATTTACAAAAGAACGTCTATGTTTTCAGACCAAGCAAAGTTAACGATAAGAAAGCAGTAGAAGAGTTAAACAAATTCATGGTTAGTACATTAGCACCATTATCTAAAATACTGATAGAACATTGTGAAGGAACAAAAACAATTCTCAGAAATATCACTGATGAAAAATACAGTAATACTAATAGGCAATGGATGCAAAATGCGGAAGACAAGTTCCTTAATTTCGGCAATCATGGTAGTGGTGAAGTCAATGCAGTTCTCACAAACAAGGTAGTATTCAAACTAGATAGTAGAGAAGTCAAAGATGAAGAGGGTAATATAATCAAAACAGTTCCAGTTATTGTTAAGACATGGGTTAAACGTGAAACCACTAGAGAAGAAGAAGGCGATAAAACAATATTCCAATTACAAGAGTTTGAGGGACAGGTACACGTAGAATGTCCTGAATGTAAACTAAAGTTCAACAAACCAATAGTTCCAGATGAACAAATGGACCTGATAGCAGGTGACTTATTCCACCAGGCTAAAACCATTTTGTTAAGAGATGGACTATCGAACGCTATAGATATTCTAGCCAACAACGTAGTAACTGAGTATGTTAAAGATCCAATAGAATGGATGAAAGAAGAATATCAGCGCAAATACAAGAGGGAGCCAACCGAGCAAGAGTTAAAAGACGTAGAAATAAGAGAAGATCAACAAAAGATAAAGGATGTTGATATTGATCCAAACGATGTAGGAGAAAAAAGACATAGTATGCTTGGAAACATTGCGACAAGAAGATTAGAGAAGTCCCAGCATTTTAGTGATCAAGCCTAATGTCAGAAGAAAATCCACTTATAGATGATTGTGAATGTGAAGAATGTGGAGAGGAGGATTTGGAAGTGATAGAAGAAAATGGTCAATAAAATAGTAATTAGAGCACAATATTGGGAAGATGATAAAATCATATCAGATCATAACGGCGCATTTATGACAGATAATTTAACAATAGTTCAAATACGAGAAATTGCAAAAGATGCATTCAGAAATAGTTTAGCCAGCGTTCTAACGGATTTGTTGACAAAATGAATAAGCCAGAAAAGATATTTGCATTCGACGATGGCTCACTTGAGAGTAAAGTTATGCAGCATGAACTAAAGAATACATATGATATTCAACCAATCAAAGTAGAAAAATATGATGATTTACCAACATGGCTAGAAACGGCAATCAAGTACACAGAAGGCGCATTTACAGGCATTATCAAGATATTCCTACATTTCCCATTTGAAGATTATATTCAAAAAGATATTCGTACAGTAATACAGGAAGCAGAACGCAAGAATCCCAAGTTAAGGATTATTCCCTGGTATGAACAGGCACATAGACAGGGACTGCAAAACAGAGCAGCCAATTATGGCATAACGACAGAAATCTATGATAAAACATTATTGAATAAAGATGTAGTGGAGAAGGAACCGTTAGAAAGAGAATATGATAAAAAATATTTAGAGAAAGCGGGCGATTCATTTACAGATAATAAAGAAGTGGCTGATGATGTTATGAAGGAAATAAAACTATCAGAACCAACAGGCGAATATTCCATAGATAAATCAAACAAGGTAAAAATAAAAAAAACAAAGAAGAAATTTGGAATATAGAAATTTATGGCAAAGACAGGTAGTAAATAGTTACAACAATAGCCGCAATATATCAAATTATCCTAAAATAATCCGTTGTAACAAATGTAATACTTGGAGTTATCGGTATTTAGATTCCATAAATTGTCGAATATGTAATTCTTAATATTAAATTTAACGAAATAGGCATATGCAAGTAATACAAGGTGAACCACTAGGAACACCCAACATGAATTTATATGTTAGAAAATGTTTAAAATGCAGGCGCTATTGTTATTTTTATAATGATCAATGCTACCCATGCAATGAGGATAGGTTAAAATAAAAATGATGTTCGAGATATTCTTAGTCCAATTTGGTGTTATTGTAACAATAGGATTTTTAGCATTAGTAAAAACTGAGTTAGAAAAGTAAATAAAATGATAAGTTTAATTCTAATTCTTGTTACAGTCGTGTCAATAATAGGATTAGCAGCATTAGTGCTAGCGGAGACTGACAAATAAAATGACTCTAATTCAGATAGTTTTTGAGAGTGTTTTATTGGCTGCAATCATAATAATAGTTGCATTAGTATTAGTAGAAGAAAGAAACTGGAATAAAGAAAATGGCAAATAAATGCTTCAAATGTGGCAGACCAATAAACAACCATCCAGGAGTTAAAACCAGATGGGCTATATGTGAGTGGTGCAAGCAACATAAGGATACTTGAAAAAATATTCATAATAGCAGCAATACTCTTAATTACAACAGTGAATATAATATGGTGGTTTGGATGATTAAATTGGCAACAATAAAACAAATGAAACGCAGTAGAAGGAGAGAAAATAGAAAATGAATCTTATTGGATATATAATAGCACCATATCTTGTTTTTCTGTTCTCAATACTTATTTTTCAAATGATAATATCTTATAGGAGAGAAAGAAGATGTATGAAATAATATGGGTTCCAGCAACAATATTCTTGGCAGGATTAGCAGTAATGATTTATGGTAGTTTGTATCAGGTAAAAAGTAAATGACCTTGCCTAATTCGCTTCGCTCATGTATCAGACATTGTTGGCACAGTTTGGATTTATTTCATGATGGTTTACCAGAGTTTAAAATGATTCAACTATGCTGTAAATGTTTGAAAGCGAGAAATCAGGTATGGAAATAGAGGAGAAAAAGTAAATGATTGGTATTTGTTGGATTTGTAAAAAAGAGTATAAATCATTTTATTGGGCACATAAACATCTCGAAAAATCTGGTCATGGTTCAATGAATTGGAAAGAGGATAATAAGTAAATGAAAGTTAAATCATTTCGTATAGAATGGAATAATCATCTAAGAGAGAGAAGTCGCTATTCATGGGAACCAATTGTATTAGTATCAGATGGTAAAACGGTTTCATGGGAATTTGTTTTAGATGATGGAACTATCATAAAAGGAGAGGAGAAAAACTAAATGAATTTTTACAAAAGTTATCCAGTTGGATGTTTATATGATTTAAAATGCCCAAAATGTAAACATCATTTAAGAAATTGTATTGATGCATTAACAGGGGGATTCGGTAATGTATATTTCTGTCATGAATGTCCTAATTGGTGGTTTTTTCATATGAATGAGGATAAAAAGTAAATGAGAAAGTGTAATTATTGCTCCCATGTGTATGCCGATGATGATAATCGTTTGGTTGTCACGGCCCATATAATGAAATACCATGAAAAAGAATTTGACCGAGATTTACGTAATTATCTAAAAAAAGAGGATGAAAAGTAAATGACTAACTGTTTTCGCTGTTTAACTGATAAATGCAACACGGTAATTGTTAAAGACGATGATTGTGAATGCTGCCAGAGGAGACATAAAAAGTAAATGATGGTTGATAAACCAGATTCTTTTGAATGTCCTAATTGTGGTATGATAGTAAAATACACTATAGAAGATGTTAAGAATCACGTTTGCAACCCAAATACAATAAAGGAGGAGAAAAAGTAAATGAATATAATAGAAAATGTAATAATGAGAGGGATTGAGAATCAAGGACTTCCTAAAGGATTTCGTCTAAGTACAATGGCATACGAAGATTTAGAGAACTGTTTAGCAAATATTCCAGAACAAGATAAAGTACCTTTCACAATAGCATATACTCGTGGTTATTCACTAGCAGTTAATGATTTTGGTAAGGATAAAAAGTAAATGAATAATATTTGGACATGTGATAGATGTGGAACAGATTATACAGGTGATCATGAAAGAATCGGATTCACTCCATTTGTATGCAGGAAATGTTTAGATGAAGAGGATAAAAAGTAAATGACTGATTTATTAAAATGTCCTAAATGTAATAAGATTACTTTAGTTGTAGGGGATAGAATTATGACATGTGTTAACCCTAATTGTAATATGCAAATGATTCCACAAGACGAAAGTAATTCATGGTATATAGAGGATAAAAGTAAATGATTGCTATAGTCATATTTAGTATATTTATTGTGTTTATTTGTTTATGGGAATCAGGACTATTGAGTGATATCTAATGACATCAACTAAAGAAGTCTATGAGTTTCTAAAAGATGCTCATGGAATAAAGCCAGCCATATGCAAACATTGTATGAATAGAGATGTAGAAGTATGGCAGGATAACTTTGAGGGCTGCTACTATTGCTGGTGTACCTTATGTACTCCCAACATAACCCCACCCCCAGAATGATAATTAGTTCATAATATTAATTGTCCCTAATTGTCCCTTAAATGCCAAACAAGGCTAGAGAGCAGGTACAACGAGAAATCAATCTCATTATTAGATTACAGGGCGAAGGATTAAAGAAAGAACAGATTATTGATCAATTACAAATATCAGAAAGAACATATAAACGATATAAACGTAGAATAATTGCCCAGGTAGTCAAATCATGGAAACAAGAAAACAAAGATATTGCTGATTATAGACTGGCACAATTTGAGCAATCATTAGAAGATTGCTATAACTCTAATCTAAAGATAGTTATCAATACTAATTCATCAGCAAGGGATATTCAAGAATCTTCTAAAATTATGGTCACATGTAGAGCGCAACTGGCAAAACTGGCAAGAGATGGACCAGTATTCCAACCAGTGTTACCACGAGAGGTAGTTCCAATTGAAACAGCAGAAAGTACAATTTGAGGACTGCGTTGATTGGTACCTTCGCAGCCCTCAAGATGAATCAAGTTCAAGCAATGGCGACAACAACCATCTTGTTGGTAGCACTGACAGCCTTAACAATATATTCAATACCTTTCTAGATAAACCTTTCTATATCTGGACACCAGAACACCAACAGGTAAAAGGCATTCATAATTGCTGCTTTTCTCATATGGTTGGCCTACCCTTGAAGAATGATGTAGAACACCCCTGGTACGATTATGAAAAAGAGATATTTGATGCAATGGAAGGCCCTTTACACATATGGATTAAAAAGTCTAGAGGCATCGGAGTTACCACATTTTTATTATATTATCTAACTTGGAAGATGTGCGTCTCCAATGACCTAGATAACAAAAACATATTCATAATTTCGGGAACTAAAGAAGAGATGGCAAATGACATAAAGAAAAGAATGGAGAAGGTATTTGATAGAGGTTATCCTCTTTTAAGACTACAATCTAAATATACAGAGTTATGGATTAAGAAAACATGGATTAAGGTATTCCCATCCAAGAATGTCAAGGCCATGAGAGGCTACATTGATGTAAACTATATATTCGTAGATGAATCAGACTTCTTTGAATCTATTGAACAAAATGAACTCGAATTTGTTATTAAGAGTTACGAAGAAAAATCAAAAGGAAAAATTATTATGGTGTCAACACCCAATAGGCCCGACGGTTTATTTTATAAAATCGAACACGAACATAAGTTTGGTAAATCATACTTCAATAAAATTTTCCTTGACTACAGAAGGGGACTTGGTAAAATCTACGATGATGATTTTATTGCAAGAGAGCGTAACGAACCTTATTTTGAACGTGAATATAACCTCAAATATCTCGGTAAGATAGGCAATGTCTTTTCAGCATCACTAATACAACAATGCACTGATTTAGGTGAGAAATATAGAGGGACCTGGATTAATCAGTTCTGCGCCCATCCAGTAGGTGTTGATTATGGTTATTCAGATAGTAAAACCGTTATCTGTGTAGGAGAATGGCTAGAAGATGAGAAAGTATTAAGGATAATGAAGATGGAAGATTTTGGAGATACACCACCAACCCCCGAACAGGTAGCAAATACCATGTTTGAAATATTCCTAGAGTATGGACCTAATACCCATTTCTTTGTTGATGGCTCACATGCTGCATCAGTTAATCAAGCAAAGATAAAATTCGGTGAGAATCTAAACTGGCGCAGGCAAGATGTTTACAGTAGAAGAGATAGAATCCACCCAATACATTTCGGATACAATCAAGAACATAAAAGGTTATTAGAGAACATGTACCATCTAGCAAGTGATGGTAAACTGGCAATAGATAAAAGATATGAGAAACTTATTACTGCTATGAGGACAGCGCAAATGATGGATGATTGGGATTTGCAGAAATCAGAAACTGTGTTTAATGATCATTTAGATGCTGCTAGGTTGATGTGTAGAGGTATTATAAGATGATAATTGAGATAACTACTAGTATTGTATTATTTATCGCATCAATAGTAGTATTTGTTTTAACAATACCCCTCATCATTGAGATATATAAAAACAAAAAGGATGGGTTTAATGATTTAGTAGTTTATGGTATAATGCTACTATTATTCATTTTTACAATTGCAATTGCCATGATGCTAATGTCATTAGGCCTATTGGAATTCATAACAAAATGAACAGTAAAAAAAGAAAACCAGCAATTAGTGTTATAGGTGATGAATACACTGATGAAGATGAAATATATTGTCCAATGTGTAAAAAGGTAGGAATAAAATCAAAGATGCAACCACTGGATCCAATAGAAGCGCAACAGAAACAATATCACGCAGATGAATATCTTTACTGCCCTTATTGCAAAAGAGATTCACCAGTTCATACAGTTCAAGGAGAAGGTGGATACCAACCAGCATTTGATTTAGTTAAAACTCATTATGAATCAGGATCAGAGTTTGCCAGTGTAGAACCTAGAAAGAAAAAGCCTAAAAGAAATGCTAATAAGATACATCAAACAGATGATCCAGATATATTATCAGAAAAAGGTAATGTTAATGTAGTTTTTGATAGCGGCAATTATTAGTTCCCTAACTTATTAGTTCGTTAATAAATATGTGCAACGATATCCTGACCCAACATGGTATGATAATGATTATACTAATAATATAAATGACCAGGTTAAACAAAGAAAACCAAAAGAACATGAATCTGCTTTTAGTTCAATAGCCAAACGTAATTTTGCTAAATCAGAAGTAACAGGCAATAAATCACTTGCTGCTGCTTCAATAGATAATCTAGTCACTGTTCTTAAAACTGATCAACTAAAACAATGCGGTCTTGCTTATATCAATAATGGAATAGTTCGAACAATAGTAGATAGAACAGTTTACTTTATCAATCCAGAGCGAACAGATTTCGTAATAGAACCTAACGATGAACTTACAACAGGATTAGACGATGACGCAATAAAGAAACTAGAAAAACAGATAGATGATGATACTCTAACTGATGAGGAAGGCAACTCATTAAGAATCAAAGAGTTAAAACAAAAACTTACCCGTATTAATAAGAGAGTCAAACTTCATAGCAGTTTAGATAAACTGTTGGCTTCGACTCTAATATTCGGTAGAGGCGCTTTAAAGATAGTCAAGTTTCCAAATACACCAAATGAAGACGGTAGTGCAACAAAAGGAGAACCAAGAGCATTATTGCACCTGGCAAGTATGAGAATCAAAGAAATTATTGCAGATGAAGCAACTGGACAATTTGTAGGATTAAAGTATGATGATGGTAAAGCGCTAGCAACTGGACCTAAAAGATACAATGCAGATGAATTGATACCAGCATTTAATGATGATTACAATATTCTAGATAACTCTAACTATTCAGGCTTATCAGCAGTATGGCCCATCCTAGAAGCAGCCAATGTTATAGATGTCATACTAGCAGAAGATATGCCCGAGATAGCAAGACAAGCACATTCCAAATTCGGTATAATGTATGCTGGTACTAGTAAGAAGTCAACGATTAAGAAACTCAAAGAAGAACTTGAAGCGGGTACATGGCTAGTCCACAACGAACAACAGTTGACAGCAGATGTTCATGATTTATCACTAGATCCAATGAGACTAATGGAAGTCATAAACGCATTAGCAAAACATATGTCTATTTCTATGAATCTACCTTTATTCATGCTTTTTGAAGATACTACCAATTTTGCAACTGCCAACCAAGTGATGCAAGTGTATAAAACTGGTGTTCTAACACGTTATCGCACATGGCTTCAGGGAATTTTGGAAGACTATTGGTATGATCCAATTTTAGCAGATCACTTAGGTATTGATGTAGAAGACGTAATAAGCGCACCAATACGAATTAAAGCAATATTCCAGGATATAAACTTTGAAACAAGAAAAGATATCATTGATGCAGATAAGATACTGATGGATGAAGGTGTATTTACCAATGTTGACACAGCAAAAGATATTGACCGTAAGGATATTGCAAACAGGCTACAACTAGAAGAGACTGAGATTAACAAAGCCGTGACAGTTCAGCGCCAGCAAGATATTCAAGCGCAAGCACTAAATAATCCTAATAATAATAACAATGGTGGAAACCAACCAAATAAACAGCCAGCAAACAATTTCAATAAAAACAGGAATCAAAATGCTCGAAACACACAAGGTTAACTTTCAAGGTATTGCAGAGATAAAAGAGCAGATTAAACTAATCCAATCTTTATTAGGCCAAGCATATGAAGAAATCAACAAGTTATCTAATATGGGTATTACATTAGTGATAGAACATGATCAACAATCAGAAGATTGAATGTCGTATATGCGGTAGAGATGTTAGATTCATAGGCGGTTTTGGGTATAGTAGAACAGGTGCAAAGCCATTATGTAATGATTGTATAGGAAGTCCTGAACATGAAAGGGAATTAAATGAATATAAGAAAAACCAACAGAGAGATAACTAAAAAACTAGGAACAATTGAAAACGCTCTCAAAAGGAAATTAAACGCTTTCTATAACAATAATATCAAAGGTTCCATAGCACCAATCGAATCATTACAACTAAAATACAACACAACAATCAGAAACATAATTAGGAAAACCGTTCAAGACGGATATCAGGCAGGCAGCAACCTAGTCACAGACCAAATATCAAATATCAATTCAGATTTTGTACCATTTATATCAGTTACAGATGTTCAAAATATTCAATTGGTTACAGACAAAGTTAGCAATCAATTCTGGAAAACATCGGGTAGATTGCATAGAAGAGAAACCGAATTCATAGCAAAACCAGAAGGATTAGATTTAAAGCCACAGTTTGATACTACAGCAGCAATGATTGGATTATCAGCATTTGCAACATTTTCAGCATTTAATAACGCCGTTATATCAAAGATGCAAATACTCAATAACCCATTTGAATTAGGTATTGGATTCGGTAGTCTTCAAACAGTAGGAGAAGGTGAATTATCTGTACAAATAACTGACTTATCAACAATGACTGGTAGAGTTATGTTTCTCACTCAAGAAGATGCAGTAGTGGATCCTGAAATATGCGCACCTTTGAACAGAACGGTTTATGACCCATCTATTGATCTAGATATACCTGAACCACCACTGCACAACCATTGCAGATGTAGATTAGTACCATTCATAAATGAATCCAACGATATAGGTCCACTTTAGTACCTCACTATTTAATAATGAGTTTTTTTATAGTAAGATTATGAATTTGGAACAACGAAACAACCTGAGAAAATTATTATTAGATGTCATTGCATATGCACAAGTGAACAAACATATAAATAGATTAGAAGTCGAGGCTCTGATTCAATATATATCAGATCAAGAAGCATATAGAATAGTTCAAGAAAAATACAATCCATTGGATAATCGGAAATGAGATACCAATGTAAGAAAGGATCGTTCATTGATAAATTTAGATTTACAACTGGTGAGAATTTGGATTATAAATATGAGGTTGCTAAAGAAGTTGATTTTGAAATAATCTTAAAGAAAAAAGAAGAAAGTAAATGAAATCTTGGAGATTTTCTACAAAAGGCATTTCCATAGAATTACTAAAACCAGAAAATGATGAATACTGGTTTGATATCAGGAGTGGGCGAATGGGTGGTAATTTTTCGATTCCAAAAGATGAATTAAAGAAACTTGAAGTATTTATAAAAACAATATTAGAGGATAAAAAGTAAATGACCATAGTTCCTAAACTGTTACAACAATCCAATCTATCATTAATGGATAGCACTATACAAATAATAGAAGTCGAGCATCCAGATTATAACAGTGAAACAAAATGCAACAATTGTAAAAGAACTGGATATTGGAATAAAGGTGTAATTAATAGGAAGACCAAGAGGCTAGCATTACTTGAAGAACCTTATAGGCCTGACGCAGGAATCTCACCTAAACGACATCTATGTATGAAAGATGGCGTAGACAAATGGATTAACAAGTATGAGAAAATAAATATGCGTTTATATGACTATAAGCAACAACATTTTATGTGTATTGAATGTGCTAGAGAATTCAATAAAGAGATTTATCCTTTATGTCCAAGTTGCTGGAAAATGGAATGTCGACAATGTCATGCTAGAGTACCCTGGCGAGCAAATAAAGAATCATATTGCGTTGATTGTGGCTATGAAAAGAGAGATGCAGTTCATGTCTGGCGCTCTATGTATAGACTTTATGGTAAGCCTAAGGAAGTGGAATTATGATTTGTGAGTTATGCGGTAAGTTAGCAGAACACGATAGTAATATTTGTATCAAATGTTGGAATGAAATAGTAATTAATGAAGAGGATAAAAAGTAAATGCTAGTGAAAATAGTATGTTCAGAATGTGAGAAAGGCAATCATAAACAATGCCATGATATTAGAATCGATCAGTTTAAACATCAGAAATTTTTTAGCACAAAAATAGATTGTCCTTGTAGAGTAAAGAATCATGAAGGTTTTGGTCTTTTAAAAATAGAAGAGGATGAAAAGTAAATGACAGTAGTCTGTCCTAATTGTAAAAAAGAAACTGTAATAATAGAATATCCTAGCGAACATTTCTGTTCATTATGTATGTATCAATTTTGGAGAAAAAGTAAATGAGATTCTTTTGTTGCTGTCAGTGTAACTGTCCACCAACATGTCCATGCCAATGTCCTTGTGATTGCAGTCGTTGTATAATAATTGTAAAAGGTGATAATAGAACCTATGAATATGACTAGCGCAACATAGATAATTTAAAACCACAAAAAGGGCAATATTTGAAGTGAAAGACATCTTGCGCTTCTCTAACAGTCCAGGGCTCTTCATTACCACTATCAGCCAGTTCTTCTAGTAGTTCATCACAACAATAGAAAGTCATACTTGAATTCCACCCTCATTGTCACTATCATCCCTATAAAATCTATCAAACATTCTATCCTGTCTTTTCACAGTAAACCATATCGTAGTCATAGTAGCCAACATTATAGCAATACCAGTTAAGACATATAGCCAATCCATTATTTTTATTTCACCGAATACAGACTTCCCCAAATCATTACTGCTAATCCTGCCAAGAATATTGTTGCTGGAACCCATATTATTTCATACATTATTTACGCTTACGCCTCATATTCTTATACTCTTTCCCCATGAGAATCATTCCCAACTTCTTCCAGAAATCCTCCCCATGTTCTAATCTAGGAAATCTAACATGCAACATTTCATGCGCTATTGTATCTTCCAATTCTGCAATAGATTTATGATACTCTAAATTAATAATCATCAAATGCGGCTTTTTAGAACCAGAGATACATGTAACAGCAGCATATTTTTTATACGCTCGTACTGCCCTATTCTTCAAGGCTTCTTTTGGTATATTATCAAGGTTAAAGAATACATAGGGCGCTTTATTTATTCCAAGTTGCTTGTTATACTTGGCAACTGTCTCGTCGATCCACTCAACAACAGCAGGTAATTGCTTCAATAATCCTTTTATTATCTTGAATATACTAGACAAGTAATTGAATTGTACTTGTGGTCATAGAGAAGAATCACATTGGATTGTATGCGATGGCGACAGGCCCTGTTTAGTAGACCTTTATAATGATGATGTTTGTTTATGTACCAACTTTTCCACCGCTAATACTTCCCTAGTTGGTAATTCATGATTATAAAAATACGTCAACTGAGCGAAATTTCATAATAGAAGATAAAGATAAAATGTTATTCACTTTAATGAAAGTAATAGTGGATGCTGACTTTCCACCCTTAGATGATATTCGCTGTATTGCAATGATGGCCGAACTACATAGAAGAAAAAGAAAATATGCATATAAAGAACTCAAAGACGGCACCATCTATATCCATTTCCCACGAATTAATCCCATAGAGTTTATCTGTCAGTGTTTATATAATTTAGGGATGAAGCGATTACGAAAATGATTAAAATAGATTCCAAAACATTCTACAAGGACAACTACATGATATACAATTCAAACAGAAAATCATGGGTTTGTGATTGTGAAGGTTTTAGATATACTGGTGATTGTAAACATATTGAAGAGGCTAAAACACTATGAATTGTTACAGATGTGGTGCAGAATTAAAAAGTATTGCCTGTAAATCTAAATGTCTTAATTGTGGTTATAGTTTGGATTGTTCTGATTTTTAATAGTTCCCACAAATAAACAAAATTAATTGTTTATGTGTTCTTACGGGGAGATAGCAAACAAGTCTTATCTAATTTTGCAGACAACACTTTTGATCTAATAGTCACTGATCCGCCTTATGGAATATCATTCATGGGTAAGGATTGGGATAAAGCACTACCTGATCTTGAAGTTTGGAAGCAATGTTTCCGAGTATTAAAGGAAGGTAAGTTAGCATTTATCATGTGTTCACCAAGACAGGACGTATTAAGCAGAATGATTATAAACCTAGAAACAGCAGGATTTAGAACCAATTACACTTCTATCTATTGGACTTATGCCAGTGGATTTCCTAAAGCGGCTAATGTTAGTAAGTTAATAGATAAACGAAATGGTAGAGAGGAAGATAAACGCAAAGAATTAGCGAAATTTCTTAAAAACAAAATAAGAGAATCAGGTTATACAATCACTCAATTACGCAATCATTTAAATCATAAGTTAAAAGGTGGCGGTTTAATTCCTCATTGGATTACAGAAGACTCACAACCAACAGTTCCAACAATGAAAGACTGGAATGGATTAAAAGAGATTATAGATTTAGGGATGGAGTGGGATTGGTTTATAGAAAGAACAGAAGCAGAGAGAGAAATTATAGGTAAAGATAAACGCTCATTTAATTATGCTAGTTTTGATTTTGGTAGAGAATGGAACATCACAAAACCAGCAACAGATGAAGCAAAAAAGATGGAAGGTGCATATGTAGGATTTCAACCAAAACCAGCAGTTGAAGTTATCCTAGTCGTTAGCAAAGGTAAAACATTAACATGGTTAGATGATTGTCGTATTCCTTATCATAGTGAACAAGATAAAGGCGATGTTGAGAGATTCGATAAATCGGGTAACTTGTCAACTTATAGGAAATGGTCACAAGATCATGGTTATGATATATTAAAGAAAATTCCATTTAAACCAGAAGTAAATCAAAAAGGCAGATTTCCAGCCAATCTATTAGTTAGTGATGATGTATTAAATGATGGTTCAATTAAAAAGAGTGGTTTTAGAACTCAGATATCACAAGAAGCAATGGATAATACAGCAGAAGGCTATCATAGAAAGAATTCATCTATGTATGTAAACAAAGAACGCATAATACAATATAATGATTCAGGTTCATATTCTCGTTATTTCTCACTTGATGCTTGGAGTAAAACATTTCCTTTTATAATTACACCTAAAGCCTCAAAGAGTGAGAGAAATAAAGGATGTGAAGATTTAGAAGGAAAAATGTTAATGGGCTTGAATGCATCTCCTGTTGAATCTACTGGCAATCCAAGATTGCCAGTATTAGTAAAAAACCACCACCCAACAGTTAAACCCCTAAAACTATTTTCCTATCTAATAACAATGGGTAGTAGGGAAGGCGATCTAGTTCTAGATCCATTTATAGGATCAGGCACAACTTATCTAGCATCTGTAAACTTGCATAGAGAATGTATTGGTATAGAACTTAATCCAGAATATCTTGAAATAGCAAGGGCAAGAGTTAAACCGTTATTACAACAAACTAAACTAGAAGGGTAAATGTTCTTCTAACTTCTCAGATAACAAAAATCTAGTCCAGCAATTCTTCCAATCCATATACATAGTTTCTAACATCTGACAGTATAGTAAGAATGATTGGATAAACTCTTTATTATACAATATTAATAGTTCCCATTTTATTAAATAACAGAATTAATATATTGCAAATACTAGAGCCACCTCAAACAGAATCATATACTAATGAAAAAGGACATTACATAAAGACGTTCCTAATTTCAACTAAAGCAAATGAAGCAGGTTGGAAGGTAAATAGGGCAACAATTCAAGATAAGATAAACTCATTTATTGGAAAGCCATTTGTTATTATTCCAGAACACTTATCAAGCCAGAGACAAAAAGGACATATATTCGCTAATTCAAAAGAAGGCCTATTAGAAGAATACAAAAAACACACTCATGGAATTATAGAATCTATTTCTGAACCTTTCTCTTATAATGATGGAACAGACGATGTGTTTTATACTGCTAATATAAAACTCAATGATAGTAAAGCAGCATCAGCACTATTAGACAGTGGTGCTAAAACATGGGTTCCATTTGCTGTTTCACCTCATATATGGCATAGTGCGGGACCAGAAAATGATATTACTGATTGGGAAGGCATCTCACTCTCATTAGTACCAAAAGGCGCATATGGTCAAGAAGCAGTTATTAACAAATATTGTAAGGGGGACAAACCTTCATGCGATAGATCATTAGCGGCAGCAATATGTGATAAAGAGGATTCAAGTCTAGCCGCATCAATTACTTCCTTAGTTAGTCAAAGTGAAACTAAAGACATAATGAGCGCACAAGTTCAACAAATTCCGCAAGTTACAGCAGGAGAACAAACAAAACAAGCAGTTCAAGAAGAACAAAAGAAAGATGTTGTCACACTAACACCAGAGCAATATGAAGCACTCTTAAAAGATAAGAAAGATAAGAAAAATTTAGAAGAACAAATTAAATCAGTCCTCAGTGAAAATAAAACTAACAAATTAAACAATATATTCAAATCAGTAAAGGATGAGCAAACCAAAAAAACATTATTCGACAAGTACTTTGCAGATGAATATAATGTAAATCATTTGAATGATTTTTACAGCGATGTAGTGTCTAACGTATTCCCAAGTTTAGTAGAAGAAGCAAAAGCAGAAGCAGCAAAAGAACTAGAGAAAAAAACTATTGAAGAGAATAAAGGCAAGAGTAAAGCAGCAAGTTTACCAAAAGAACCAAAAGTTGATGAAAGCAAGGCAGCGTCTATAGTTCCTAAAAGTGTTAATGAGATAATAAGATTTGACAGATTAATGAGGAACATTTAGAAATGGCAACAGCAGCAGCCGATTTATTTGGAGTAGTAGCATACCCAAGCATTTTCGATTTAGATAGAGCATTAGAAGAAGGTAGCAAAGTTACGACAAGCACTTTAGCAACTGGCCGAGTTGTAGTATTACCAACAGGAACAGGCACATGGGCAACTGGAACTTCAGGAAGTTCTGGACGTGCAGGTGTTATTCCGAAACTTTATTGGGGTAAGAATGTCAATTCAGCCGCATCAGATTCTAAGGTAGTCGTATTAACAGGAGAGGGAGCCGAAGTTTATGTTGAAGCAAGCGGTACTATCCGAAAAGGCGACAGAGTAGCATTTGATGATGGAGGCAAAGTTAAAGCATACACATCAGGTGTAGTTGTAGGTCACTATGTAGGACACTATGGCGAAGCATCTGGAGCAGGAGAAACAGTAACTGATGCAATAGTAGGCGAAGCAATCCGTATCAGATTAGGAGGGAACTAATAGTCATGAATATAGTAAAGCAATATAAGAATCCAATAATCCTCAACCCAGTTGATAAAATCATTTATCAGCATGATTTGAGCCCATTAGATGAATCTTATGAATATAGAAATCCAATTGTAAATACAGCACAGTATTCAATGGCCGCATCTGCAAAATCAGATGATCCACTGAAACTAACTGAAGTGTTTTACAACAACGGAACAGAAGAAACCAATTTCGCAGATATGGCAAACACTATGTATTCAGGTCTTAATAAGGCAAGAGAAAGTGGTGACAAATCACTAGCAGCCGCTATCATTACTAGCAAAGAATATTCAATTATAAATGATACAACGACACTATTAGGAACAAGAGAAGAGCCAGCAAGAAACGGAATACTCACACAAATATTCCAGGACGTAAACACACCAGAACTAACAGGAAAATACAGAACATTCGCTGACGACCTAGTTTACTTTACCAATCTACCAGAATCCAAGAGTCCAGAACCCACATTTGGAAGTGCAAGCGAAGTAACTGTTGAAGTACCAAAAATGGGAGGAGCAGTAGCCATAACAGACAGGGCAAGACAAGTTATTGCAGGAATAGATGCTGAATATAGACGACTTATACAAAGATTACAAGGTAAGAGACAAAAGGCAGAAAGCACAGTTGTAAGAAATGCAATTGAAGCCATTGCGTCAACTAATAATCAATCAGGTGTAGATTTTGGTGCAACAACTGGAACTCCAGCAGTAGCAACATATAATCCATCACTCTTATTGTGGCCAACTATACAGAACTTCTTTGATGGCAAGAATAGGACCTTTGACACATTCGTAAGCAAAGCACTACCATTCTATGAGTATGTAGGTAACTACAACACTAGAGGAACGGTAATAACACCACCTCAAACAGTGCCAGGAAACATCAATGAATCTATCCGAAGCGCACCAGGACTTGAAGGCGTTAGATGGTTCGTTGACAACAGCATGTCCACGCTAACAGAAGGATATGCAATCGATAGTTCAATGGCAGGAAAGAACTTTAGAGGTCCAACCATAGCATATACTGTAACTGATCCAGATACTGAGACAGAAAAGTATGTGACCAAGAGCCACTTTGAATGTATCATAACAGATACGACAGCAATAGCCAGAGTAACTGGAATACAGGCTTGAGCCCAGGCAGACTTATTTAGCCTAAACTTTTTATTATTTTTAAGTAAATTGTTCAAGAAGAATAAAAAGAAGATTTTAAAATCAGAACCTAAACAAAAGAAAAGCACTTTTTCAAAATTAGCAGATGGAGAAGTAGAAGCACTGAAAAACATAAAATCAGGAAAGACCGAAATGGAAAAACAATCTGCTGACAAGTTCTTGAAAGAATTGAAAGAACTAGAGAATGTAAAGAAGGTTGAACAAGAACAACCAGTTAGTGACAACTGTAAATGTTGTGAAGCAGGCTGCACTTGTTGCGATCATCAATCTGGTACAGTAGGTCATAGATGTGTTTGTAGGTGTCACGCTTAATGACTATTCCAATTTTTCCATTCTAAATGTCAGGCAATCCAGACTGCGATAAATGTAGCCATCATACTGAATATGATGGTATTTGTTTATGTACCTGTCATGATTAATTAGTTCCCTAAATTTCTAAACTTAAACCTCTTTAATAATGACCAAACAAGGTTTAAGCAACCAGGCTAGCGTATATTATCCTCCACACACAAATGATTTATTAGAGGAATTTGAACGCACACATCCGACATACAAATTATTCAAAGAAAAAGGATTAGATAAAGACAGAGTAGAAAAAGATGTTAATGGCAATGATGTAAGCACAGTAAATAAAATTCTAGATGATGGACTCTTTAGAAGACTAAGAAGAGGCTTCCTAGTACAAATCGACCTATCAAAAGGTCCAATTGAGAGAAAGGTTATCAAACTAGAACGCAGGCGTGACCTAGATCCAAACACAAGAAAGATGCAGGAGTATCTAGTTACTCATGTAGAATGGATTGGAAAAGATTTTCTTGGAAATGAAATAGTATCAACTGAAGTATTAGAAGGAATGTGCAATAAACCAATAACACAAACAACTCTAGTTAAAGGAAGAAGAGTCACAGCATATCAGAATTGGGAGCCAGTTTATGATATTCCCTTTTCAAAAGAAGCAGTAAATGAAGCACTAGAGAATCAAACAAACCCAGCAGAATTAGTAAAATATATGGTTAGAACATCCAGATCCAATAGAGATGATACCTATTCACTAGAACAGTTTAGGGACTCAACATTTGAAGAATGTCAGGAAATAAGTAAACAGGGTAAAGGACAGAACCGTTGAAATGCGGTTTTTCAATCAAACATTTTAAAGAATGTATAGAACTTGCAAAAGATGAAGGTTATTCAATAGTTCCCCCTATTGGTCTAACAGAAGAACAAAAGAAGGTTATAGTATTAAGACATGATATTGACTGGTCCATAGAGAACGCCTATGAGTTTGCCAATATAGAATATGATTTAGGAATATGTTCGGCATATTATGTTTATATGCACTCACCTACTTATAGTGCTCTATCACCCAAGAGTATAGAAATGATAAAACAAATTTACAATATGGGCCATGAAATAGGGCTTCATTATGATTCTAGATATAGCATGAGTTATGAAACTGATTTACTAAGTAGGATCCACAACAAGGCAATATTTTCATGCAGTAGACATTATCCAGGATTTACCAGTAAAGAAACATATCAAGGGATATTAGATGTTGCAGATTTAGATTTAAAATATATTTCTGATTCTGGCCGCAATTGGAGAGAAGGTTGTTTGTGCCAGCATATAGGTAAACATAAAAAGATGCAAGTACTAATACATCCTGAATGGTGGGTGACAGATTCGACAAGTAGAATAGACGGAGTAAATAAATTGTTTACATCATTGCAGGATGGAATGGCCCGTGAATTGCAGACAATAAAACAGGATTTAGTTACCTACTGTAAGGAATTAGGGATCTCCTATTAATCCGCTTTTATTCCTTCCGTCACCGAGGGATATTTTGGATGTAAAAGAATCAGTAGATAAACTAAAGATAGACAAATTATGGATAAAATATTATGGACAGGAAGAAGCATATAAAACAGCAAGACAATACTTTCTAGAACATAAAGAATATACTCATCTGATAATACATCCAGATGATCTATTAGTTACACCATTGAATTTAGAATATCTTTTGATTGATAGAGATATAGTGATAAATGGTTGGTGCATCAATACAATTAGAGAAGACTGGAAACAATTAAACGAATCTAATATATCTGATTATTTACCTTATGAAAAACCAAGAGAAGCCACTTACGAATCATTTCGATTTATGCCAGTTGAACGCATTAACGATTTACTCAGAATTGGAATATCAAAGATAAAGGTAAAGTTTGCAGGATTTGCTTTAACTTCAATTCCAAGAAATGTAGTTGAACAAGTTCCCTTTATAGCAGATGGTGATTGTTGCATGGATTCAACATTTGCATTAGATTTAGATGCACATGGAATAGAGCAATATGTTAATCTACGAGTGAGAACAAAACACTTAAGGCGTAGTCCAGAAGAGATACAAACAGGTAAAAGAGAAAAGAGGATTATATTTAGTCAGATGGTAGAATGGAAATGAGAAAGATTGACATAGAAGGTTTTCAAATGTATGTTAGAGATAAAGAAGCCAATGGTTTACATCAAGGATTCTGCGAACCAGAAGAAACCAAATTCATAAAAAACATAGTATTACCTGATTGGATATGTATTGACATTGGCGCTAATATTGGCTACTTTACTATACTCATGGCAAGAAAATGTAAGCATGTTTACTCATTTGAACCTGAACCAAACAATTTTAAATTATTAGTATCTAATATTGGATTGAATCAACTTCTTAATGTAAATTGGATTGAAGTAGCAATTTCAGATAACAGAGAAAGAACAAAATTATATTTATGTGATACAGATCATGGAATGCATAGGTTATACAAATCAAAATGGTGCAATGGTGGAAGTATAAAGGTTTTAACAAGGGATTTAGATAGTTTCACATTACCAAGAATAAATCTAATTAAAATGGATATTGAAGGCGCAGAATATGGAGCATTATTAGGAATGGTTGAACTACTCAAAAGAGACAAACCACTAATCATAATGGAATTCCACCCATTATCAATAATAGAATACGGAGTAGATCCAAGAAAGGTTTATGACTTTATCAAGAAACTAGGATATACAATTAGATTAATTCCCAATATAACACAGCCACTAACCTATGAAGAATTGTATGTATTAACAAGTGATCCATCGGGAGGACGCAACATACTATGCCAATGAAAAAAGCACCACAAGGAATGACACGTTTCAGTTCAATAGGACAGGAAAAAGTGGATATTGGAATTCAAAGTACAATAGGTCCATTTTCTACAATAGGATTTGCAGGATTTGGATTTGAAAAGAATAAGGAAGGTACAGATTTTAGATATCCATTAAAAAGAAAGGCGCATGATTTTAAAGTAAAAATAGGAAATAATGTATCAATAGGTCAAGGCTGCAATGTAGATAGAGGCTCATGGCGTGACACCATAATAGACAATGGTACAGTCATAGATTCACTAGTACATATTGCTCATAATACCCAGATAGGTAGACATTGTGTTATTTGCGCTGGAACTATAATCGGTGGTTCCTGTGATATTGGCAATAAAGTATTCATTGGTCTTAATGTTACGATAAAGGACCATATCAAAATAGGCAATAATGCAACAATTGGAAGTGGTGCCAATATCGTTCATGATGTTCCCAATGGCGTTACAGTAGTATCAGATAACAAGGCTCGAATACTGGAATGATTGACGGTATTGGCAAAGTAGCATTAGGCTATTCTTATTTTAATTGCGTTGAAGAGATAGAAAGAGGATTAGATCCAATATACAAACAATTCGATAAAATATACTGTATAGATGGTAGATACATAAACTTTGAAGATAAACTTGGCAGGGATTATTCAGAAGATGGTTCGACTGAACTTTTACACAAGTATCCGAACACAGTATTTGATAAAGTTAAACCATCATTTCAAACCGATAAAAGGCAGCGATATCTAGATTTAGCAGGAGAGGATAAGATGGATTATCTTGTTGTGTGGGATTCAGATGATATAATTTATCCAGATCCAAAATATCAGAACTGGAAGAAGTTCTGGAAACAACTCAAAATGTATTCTGAAAGATTCCCTGATTACAGACTATTCAAAATGAAATGCTGGATTCCAAGTGTAAAAGAATGGAGACGAGCCTATAACGTAGTAGATGAAAACGTCTGGAACCCCTACATTAGAATTCATAAAGATCCTGGCAACATGCGTTATTGTATGTATTGCCATTACTGGTGGTGCCCAAAAGATGCGACTGATGAAGATATTATCCTACAAAAGAAGGGAATGTATATTGCTGATCAAACTATTGACGGAGTTAGATTCACTACTAATTCTGCTCTAAGAGGAGAAGCCAAACTATTCATCAGAGATAGATGGGCTTGGAACAATGATTGTGAAGAGAAAAGGCGCTCTTATGTTAAATCAATGTCTCTAAAATACTGGGATGATAAAGATAAACCAGAGTGGATGAATACAGAGTTAGATGGATACTGGCGTTATGATGATGTAGGCAGACCAACAACTCTGATATGCTATGAGGATGGAACAATGCCTAAGAAAACAGTTTATTATAATAAACCTAGTTCCAGTGGAAAATAAGGTACTAAAGGTTCCTAATCCCTATATACTTGGGTGCTGTAGTTATAGTGTCGAAAAAGCAAAAACAGAAGATACAGAACTGGGTTGCAGATCGGTAAAACGGCCATCAAACAAGGCAAATGGTTGCAGTGTCACCGACATTAGGCAAACGGGGAAACTTGGGTTTTGAGAGTTTCGGCAAAATCTTATGGCAGATCCGAGCCACAGAATACCTCTGTCTAAATGACGGTTGTTGGGAAGGCATTCCCATAGGCGCAGGTTCCAAGACCTCGGACTTATATTAATTACTAATTACTTCCTTATTCTAAACAAACAATAATTTACTTAATGACTCATATTTCAGATACTACGGAATGCCGCAGATTAGCAAGAAACGTAGTTACAGCAGATTTTAATGATACTCAAATTCAATCCTTCCAAGACAAGGAGTATTCTCTTATTGCAACATTAACAGATAAAGATGATTGGGATTCTGATGATAGAGAATATGGTGCTTTACAATTAATTGAAACTAGATTAGTAGCAGCCGATATCATACAGCATTATGGAGACGTGGAAACTATCCCAATCTGGCAAGCAATGAAACAAGATGCAATGGATATGCTGGTAGGTGAAGGTGGCATAATTGAAAACATGGATACTGAAACATCAGAGACAGACTTTCTAATTGAAAGAACAGATTTCAAAGGATGGGGTAAAAATACAGCAAATGAACCACCAAATAGACTAGGCCCAAGTGCAACGGATACTGAATCATTCTAATGTCTACTTGGGGTGTTCCCGAACTAAATGGCGCAGACTTCAACTATGATTTTGAAGATACCATTATAAATTATATTTATAGTAAGTGGACTGAAACAGATCCAGCAAGAGGTTCACAGATGCAAACAGACTACGAGAGTGAACCTGATACCATATCATTTAAGCCAGGATTTCCAGATTATTTCAGGCCTTATGAATGCGCTATTGTGCAGACAAGAACAGAACCGCTAGAGAAAATAAATGGTAAATGGACCTTTTCAACTGGATTAGATATCATGCTTCGTATGAAAAGAATAGAACGAGATGCAATTGATGTAGATCCACAACTAGAAAACATGGAGCAAGAAATACAGCGAATAGTAGAAGATTATGTTCCCAATGAAATACAGGGAATAATGGATCTAATTTATGATGATAATGTTTCTGCCGAGAGGGTGTATAACGCTAGAGATACATGGGCTAAAGCAGACTGGCGCTCAATAGTACATATCAAAGTGTTCTATGAAAAAGAAGATTCATCTTAGTCTATTATCATCATATTTTCAGCAATAGGTACAAGCCTCTTCATCATGATTGCAGGTATAACTATCCTTTTGTACAAAATCATAAGTCTTGAAAAACTTACATTTCATTGAATCCAATTCCCACAATTATTGCATAGTATATTAGGAGTGTAACCTTCCCCATCATCATAAGATTTTAAATCATCTGAACCACATTCAGGACAAATCATTTACTTATCCTTTTTTCCATGCATTTCCCTGACATGAATCTCTATATCCTGCACACTTAGATTATTAATTTCACAATAAGGACACTTCATTTACTTTTATCCTCTTTTTCAAGTAAAATTCGTAATCTTTTTCTAATTCATCCAAATCCTCTTTTGTTGATTTAGATTGTGCATACTTCAGAAATGCTTTCCAATCATCATAGTCTAATATCATACTTCCTAAGTATATTTGCTAACTTAAAAGTTTTATATTGTCATTAGAAGGTGGGCGCTTCATATGTTATATGCACGAATACGAAACCTATGATGTTAAAAAATGGGACAAACACTGCTTTGAGAAAAACCATACATTAAGTGTAAATCAACAATGTAAGAAATGTGGTGAATGGAATGCAATACCAGATTATCCTATTCCTGAGCGATTTGTAGAAAGAAGCCATTCCAATAAAGAAGAAGATAAAGATGTTATAGTTCTAAAATGTCCTAAATGCGGATAAAGTTTTAATGAGATTTAATACTTCGGGCGGTTTCGTTACAGCAATAGTTAATAAAAAGGATGGGGAAAGTTCCTATTCAAGTCATTTTCAAAAGAATCTTTTAACCAACAATGGGCGAGATTTATTTCATCAACAGTGTTATACTAATACATCTAACGGTACTCGTGGCGCTGGATATGTTGCCTTGACTACAGATACAGCCGCAGCATCAGCATCAGATACTTCACTGGCTCAAGAACTAGCATCTAACGGTTTTAGTAGAGCAGATGCAACGACCAAAAGCCATACTAACGGTACTAATAGTAGCACAATAGAACATACGTTTACAAGTTCTGGAACGGTCTCAAATATCCATAAGAGCGGAACCTTTAACAATGCTTCTTCTACAACTTTATGTCACGAAGCAGTATTTGGAACAGATGCTTCTTTGATTTCTGGAGATACTCTTAAAGTTACATGGACTTTAAACCTGGGTTAAAATATGAATGACTCAGTGGACTCCCGACACATGCGCTAATCCTCCCTGTATATTTCAATATACTGACGACGGTAACGCAACTTTAACAAATACTGTTAGAAAATGTTCTAGACATTCTGCACAATCAGATAGCGCAGCCTACACCAATGTTAAGGAAGAAAACCAACGTAAGAATATCAGTTATCAATTTGTACTTGATAATTCACCGACTACAGCATTATTTGATACTCAACCAGATGGTACTAAAACTCTTAAAAATGGTATAACCTTTTCATGGTCATGGAGTGGAACGCCACCAAATACAGTTTTAACTATAACTTATACTGGTATTAGTTTAACTACTACTCAAAAGAATACTATCCAGTCAGCCCTTAACACTCGATTTGGTAGTGGTAAGGTGTTGATTGCTTAATGGCAAAGACTATTTTAATGGCGGGTAATGCCAATGGAGGATCTACAACCACAGCAAATACAGATGGATTTTGGAATCTATCTGGATTAGTAGGAATAGACAATACCACTGAAGCAAATAAAGAGATCAAGATTCAACAGGCCGGCACAATATCTAACCTTTATGCAGTTGTGGCTACTAACAGCATCGCATCGGCAAATACTACAATCATAACAAGAAAGAATGCTGGTAACGGTGGACAGACTCTAACTATCGGCTCAAGTGCTACTGGTGAATTTGAAGATACTACAAACACCGATTCAATAAGTGCAGCCGATAGAATATGTGCAAAATTTCATCCTGGCGCAGCAAGTGGCACACTAAATATTAGGCAAATATCTGTTTTATTTAACGCTACTACAGATACGGTTAGCGTACTATCATGTGATGGTCCAGTAAGTTTCACAACAGCATCTACTACTTGGTTCACGGTAATAGAAGGATATATTGCTAATCCACCACCCACTACAGAAACGTTTGCTAAATGTAGAATAAGAAAAACATTTACCGCTAAAAAACTGGGCGCTTATGTTTCATCAAACAGGGCGACCAATACAACCATTAGAACAAGAAAGAATGGTGCTAATGGTGGACAAACCATCACTGTCACTGGCGGTGGCGCTAGTGGATGGTATGAAGATACTAGCGGAACAGACTCATTAGCAGCAGGTGACGATTTTAATTACTCAATAGTAACAGGCACTGGAGCCGATACTCTGACTATCCAGAGGATCAAATGCGAGTACAATTCTACAGGTGGCGATGGTCTTTCCACTGGTGGCCGAAGCACAGGAACAGCAATAAATGATAATACCACTGGTTTTAGTCCTCTTGGTGGAATTGTTGATTTTAGCAATACTTCCGAATCAGTATCGCAGGGAAAAGCAAGAGTAGCATTCACATATTCTAATTTGGAAGTGATGGTATCACAGAACGATGTCACCAGTGCAAGTACGTTAGATTTAAGAAAGGGTGCCGCAAGTCAGGCAGTAACCGTATCAATAACAGGAAGTGGTACAGGACTTTTTGAAGATACCACGCACAGTTATGCAGGTGCTACAGGAGATGAAATGAATTTTAGACTAGTTGTACCATCGGTTAGTGGTACCCATACAGTCACAGTGACATCAGCAACAATACATACTGCCGCCGCTAATGATTATACAGTAGCATTAAGTACTGAAACAGTTAGCATATCAGATTCTATTTCAAGATTACTAGCGGCAACAAGAGTAAATACAGAAACAACAAACTCGACAGAATCACTTGCAAGAATGATAGCAGCAAACAGAGCGTTATCGACTGAGACTACAACCATATCCGAATCACTGGCAAGAAGTAAAGGGCAAACTAGAACAATGGGCACAGAAACAGTTTCTAGTTCTGAATCTCTTAACAGGATGACAGCGGCAACCAGAGCACTACCAGAGACAACTTCAATATCAGAAACATTGGCAAGGATGCTAGCGGCTAATCGTGCATTAGGCACAGAATCAACAACAGTATCAGATTCAATTGCAAGAGTTAAAGGTGTAATAAGAGCACTTGCAACTGAAACTGTAACTATAGCAGAAGACTTGCAGAGAATGCTTGCAGCCAATCGTGCATTATCTACAGAGACTACAACGATAAGCGATAGTATAGCAAGACTATTAGCAGCAACTAGAACCTTATCAGATACCACCGCAATATCTGATTCACTAAATAGATTAGTAGGATTTGTTAGAACACTATCAGATACTACCGCAATTAGTGATTCAATAATAAGAATGCTAGCCGCTACTAGGACATTGAGCGATACTACAGTAATTAGTGATTCACTGGCTAGAATGAAGGCAGCAACTCGAACATTAGTAGAAAATGTATCTATTGGTGAAACTCTTGCTAGAATGCTTGCTGCTATTCGTACATTATCGGATACCACAACAATATCAGATGTATTAGATTATGTTAAATCTGGCGGCGGTACTTTTGTAAGAACGCTAACAGAAACTGTTAACATATCAGACTCAATAACCAGAATGTTCACAGGCTCAAGAACTCTAAATGAGAATGTAACTGTAAGCGATTCATTAGCAAGAATGCTAGGCTTAACACGTCTACTATCTGATTCTACCACAATATCAGATTCAATTAATAGAGTTTATGGCGCAGTTAGAACATTAACTGATAATACAGTAATAAGTGATAGTCTAGTAAAAGTCAAGGCAGTATTCAAGACTTTAACTGAAAACGTTAGTATTTCAGATTCGGTACAAAGGCTTTTCAATGGAACACGTCAATTAGTAGATACTACAACAATAACAGATTCATTAGCAAAACTATTAACAAGACTCTCACCACCAACACAACTAAAGAAATTAAAAGATTTCATAATTGCCAAATATACCCTTAGTGGAGTTGATCCATCCCTATGAGTTTCTTTAATATCAGGGCTGGATTACGTGACTTTTTCAGACCATATAGCGCTGTAATATTACCAACTAGAACTACTGTTACTAGGTTAACAAATTACAAAGGAATGTGGAATGTATGGGCTGAATATGAAATATATGTTTCAAGTAGAAGATTAGAACGTGATAACGTAGACCTACAACTAGGTAATATAGAACGAGAAATAATGAAAGAAATGTGCCAGTATAAACCAGGACAAATTGAAGGTATAGAAGAAATCCAATATGGTGGCTACGAACGAATATATGATTCTCAGAATTGGGCCAAATCTAACTGGTCATCTAAAACTTTCATAAGATGTAGATTTTATCATAACAATAGTTCCTAAGTTAATAAAATTTAGAATATTATTAATGGTATGGAAGAAGGTTATTAATGCCGATAGTGGTGATGCTGACCACCACGGAGGCGACTCACTTGATAAGGTTTCAGATTTATTTTCAGCCGTAGATGTTGATGATGTAGATATTAATTCTGATTGGTGGTATAGAAGTGGAAAACTTAACATTTGGAATCCAGCACATACATTTGCATATAATGTAGTTGGAGCAGCACTAGCAGCAACTAGGACATTAAATTTACCTTTATTAACTGGAACTGATACAGTAGCAGTAACAGACCTAGCACAAACCTTAAAGAATAAAACTCTAGATTCTACTAATGTTATTAGTTCTAGCGCTTCATTGCCTTCAGACACTGTAAGAACAAGTCGGGAGAATACATATGACGCTGCATATAATCAGATATTTCACAGTGGTAGACTGCATCTGCTCACTCCCGATAATAATGGTAAGTATTGGATTCATGGCCAAAACCTAGATGGTGAATATGATCTGGTTCTTCCACTTATAACCGATACTGTCACTTATACAGAGTATCTAGTAGGAATAAAAGCAACACAAACATTATCAAATAAAGTTCTTGATGCAACCTGTGATGTTTCCGATGCAATAGGATCATCTTCAGGAACTGGTATTGGTACACAATCAGGAGCAACAGTTGATATTAATACTACAAGTGCAGAAACAGATTTACTAAATTATACAGTAGTAGGAAGTGATATGTGCCCTAATGGTTCAGCAGTATTTTTGATAAGTGGTTATCTACTTCAGAATCAAGCAACAGGAACAACATATACATTTGCAGTAAAGTTTGGCGGAACTACAATGTGGGCCGATGTCAGTCCAACAATAGCACAATCAGCGACTAAGATTCCATTTAGAATACAAGGTGAAGTATTTAATAAAAATGCAACAAATGCGCAGGGACTATCAGGTATGATAAGAGTTAATGATACTACAGCAGCAACTACAGGTTTAGGTGATATATCAAGTGATACTAATACATCGCCACCAGCATTTTCAGGTAACTTTGATTCAGAAGGTGCAGACACTACAAAAGATACAACTATTGATCAGGTTTTACAAGTAACCGTTACTATGTCAGTTTCTAACAGTGCAACACATACGGTAGTCAAACATAAACAAGTAGAAGTGAAGAACGCATCTTGACACTGGATCAGTTTGGTATAACGGAGTTATATCCAACAACAGGTGGGGGTCTTGAATGGTTCTCTAACTGGCAGTCAGGTGTAGGCGGTCCTAGATATATTGCAAGTGATAATTATGATGCAACAGATGCTGATTTCGGTGCCTTAGTAGGACAGACATATAGTGGAAAACTATTAGTACGTTGTGGTGAATGTAGGATAAAAGAACTCGGAGAATACAGACTCTTTGTTGATGGTCCCTGGACTAATACTGAAATGACAATATTTGTTAAAGTGAAAGATACTACTACAAGCAGCATCCAACTTAGAAGTAGAAGCAATCATTTTGGAGTAGGACTAGAACCATATTCTGCAACCAATTTATTTGTTAATCCTAATCCTCAAGGAGTACCAGATTACATGAGTTGTGGTTTTGGAAACTATTTTATAAGATGGGGTCAGGGCAACCCAATAAATTTTACAGATGCAGGAATTGAAATAATCCACGAACTTTATAAAACTGGTTTAGCATCAACAAGTTTTACCATGACAAATGACGTATGGATAGGATACAAACAAGTTACTAGAACACTGGCAAACGGTCATGTAAAAGTAGAAGGTTATAACAATATGAATGCAGATAAGACTACATGGACACTTACAACAGAATATGATTTTGATGGTAGTAATGCAGCGGTAGATGCAAGTACATTATCATTCTGGAATTCATTCACAACATATTGTACTGGTAGGGGTGATAATCTATGCCCTGATGTTAATAATCATCAACTATTTACAAATCAAGGCAAATGGTGTTTTATTCGTATCAACACAGCAAGTAAAATAGATTTGAAATATTTTTCAGTTAGAGAAATAGTGCCCTTCTAGGATTAATACTTCCTTAGTTAATAAAAATGACATTTTAAGTAAATGGGCAACGTACCGATGAAGAAGGTTGTCAATAGTGATCCAGGAGATTCGGACCACGTCGGCGGAATTACTGAAAAGTAAACGCAAACGACTGGGATGATTTAGTAGATTACCTGAATAATGTTGACAAGACTGGACCAGTTAAAGTAAATACTCGTACATATTTTCGAAGTGGTAAAAAGGAGTTAAGGAATCCAGCAGATACAGCAAGTTACATAGAAGTAGCAAGTGCAATATCAGCAAATAGAAATGTAACAGAACCTTTACTTACAGGTGATGATACTAGAGTTTATCAGGCACATACACAAACACTATCTAACAAAACTCTAGATGGAACATGCACGGTAGCAGCAGCAGCGAACGCAAAACCATTTCATACACTTTTAGTTAAATCAGGTTCTATTTATAGTGCAATTAAACATGATGGAACAGTTTTGAGTTCTAGCACTACTGCTGAAACAGTTATCGCAGCAGCACTAACAGAAAAAGGTACTATATGTTTTGCAGATCAGGGCGTAGATTGGTCACTATCAGGTTCATTTACAGGATTTACATTAACAACACAAACAAAGATAATATCTCAAGGTTTACTTACAGGAACTAGAATAGTTGTACCTAATGGATTCTCAGGAGTATGTTTTAAAATAAATGGCCAATGTGGTGACGGTGTAGGAATAAGAGGTTTATCATTAGAAGAAGCAGGAACACCCGCTAAATTATGGACAGGAATAAAGTTTGAAATGGCAGGAACAGATAATATTTCACAATGTGTATTCTCTGATATTGTAATATATCACGCTAATATTGGAATAGAATTAGAGACATCTTCTGCTGGTGCATTTATTGAATCTAGTCACTTTAAAGATATTGAATTATTCAGTTGTAATATCAGTATGTTATTTGACCAGCAATCAGGTAATATTCACAGAAATACATTTACCAATGTCACAGCACAGATGAATAGTCTTTCAAGTTGCACTAATGGATTCAAGGATGTTGACGGAACAGAAAACACATTTGTAAGTTGTATGTGTTGGGATCCAACAACTGCAAATTCAGAAATGAATATCAAAAGTACGGCAGTCAAAACTTTGATAATTGGTGGAAGATTAACAGGAGATACAGGAACTTTTGTTAATCAAAGTAGTTCAACACTTATTATAGATAAAAATAGAAAACATAGTGCTGGAACCAATGTAATACAAAGTCCAGATTTAACAAAGGGTGGACAGTGGGGAGCAGCAGGACAAACAACAGCAGACGGATTCCTAAATGGAAACCTTGCAAACATTGCTGTTGGTACTGCTACAGATGCAAGGCAAGCAGATTCAGGTGGATTTTATTGGTTATACAGTACAGGAGCAACAGTTAACTCAATAGCAGGAAACAGAATGAATCAAACTTATTTCAGACGTGTTCTTAATCCATATTTTAAAACGAATTTCTTTGTAAGCAGTAATGCAAACGTTAGGGTATTTGCAGGATTGGTATCAGATTCAGCAGCACCAACAAGCGCAGCAGATCCACTTAACGGAAAATCAGGAATAGCATTATGGTTTGATTCAGCAGTAAACGCTAATTGGAGAATATTACATAATGATGGAACTGGCGCATCAGTGTCAGATGATACAGGAGTGGCCGTAGTTGCATCAACATTCTATCCTGTAGAGATATATGGACATGGAGATAGCAAATTTAGATTCATATTCAATGGAGTTAGTACAGATGTAAGTACAGAAATTCCAGCATCTACTACAGCACTT